GTTAAAAATCTCATGATGCATGCCGCCCTTTCAATGACGAAACACGAAAATCCTATTTCTCTACTGACAGTTGTTCCCGCGACCGCGCCCCGATTTGACGAAATAACGGATTTGATTTCGAGTAAAGGCGAAAAGGAAGAGGTGAAAATTACAATGTCAGAAACAATGAATGCAAAGACAACAGCGTTAGAGGTATTGTCAAGTGCATTAGGAAACGGAAGTGGAACGGACGAAATAACTAGACGTGAGAGAAGTGCATTTGGAGCAGCAACACAAGCATTAAATGAAGAAGAAAACACCAGAAGGCTTAAAGTATATATGAACGAACAGATATTACCGAAACTGAAAAATAAATTGATGACGGTTACATATAAGTATAGGATATGGTTGGCAGTTGAAATTATACTTGCAATATTTTCAATGGTTGTATTTGGAGTAATGGCGGTAAATGAGGCGGAAAGCGAAATTAATTCATGGTTACAGAACAAATTAGGTGTAAAGGTTGGACTCTCAGCGGTAAGTCTTGGTTGTACATTCGCGTTGTTGTTTGCAAGCCGGAGTGCCGGTGCATTAAAAGAGACGGTTAAAAGGATGAAACGTGAAATTACAAAAAGGGAAACATATAACCATATTGCTGGGACGATGGCTGCTGGAACCGAAAGACGGGTGGAGAATAGCGAATCACGAGTAAGTAATCATTTGAACGCCGCATGGATCAATGCACCTGGCACAACCAATGACGTACCTGGCTGGCAACTGGTACGTCTCAAAGAAGGTTAACGCTGAATGTATGCAATATTCGCATGAGATTAAAGATAC